ACATGGCACGATGGATGAATTTGCCGGTTCATAAGCTGAAGGAAATGTCAAAAAGTTCCTTTAACAATATCGAATCTGAGAATGCCAGCTATGTTGCCGACTCATTATTGCCGTGGTTTGTGCGGTTTGAAGAAAATTATAATATGCAGCTCTTGTCTAAAACACAACAGAAACAAGGATTCTTTTTCAAGCACAATTTCGAAGGACTTTTAAGAGCCAGCACTAAAGACCGCGCTGAGTATTATCGGATAATGATAGGGACAGGCGTAATGACTCAAAACGAAGCCAGGTCTAAGGAGGATTTTAATCCCAGTGCTGATCCATTGGCTGATGAATTGTTCATGCCTACGGGATTGATACCACTTAGTAAATTTGAAGACTACCTGTCTAAAAATCAGGGGAATCAGGCAGGCCCACAACCAAAACCAAAAGAAGATGAATCGCCAGAAGATATAAAAGACAAGAGACTTAAACTTATAACAGCACCTAACTAACAATCAGGGCGTTCCTTAACCGACGGGTTGAGGGATTATAAAGAAATTCAAGGGCAGTGTGGACTCCACATCGGGATTATTCCCGGTTCACACTGCCCTTTTTCTTTGCCCTGAAGCTAATGGAGGAAAACCAAATGAGAATCAAAAGGAGCCCATTCAAACCGAGAGCGAAGGCAGGACTTTATAAAATCAAGGACGCAGACCCGACCTATGATTGTGAATGTATCGACTGCGGGCATGAGATGCAATCCGATGAACATTGCCGAGATATTAAATGCCCTGAATGTGGCGGAGAAATGAGAAGGGCGGAACGTCCAGGGCAGGGTGCAAAGAGTGCGAAAGCAACTGAAGCAACCGTTTTTATTTATGATGAAATTGGCTGGTTTGGTGTTAATGCCGAGGACTTCATAAAAGACCTGAACGGTATTAAAGCAAAGACGATCCATTTACGGTTTAATTCCCCCGGCGGGTCCGTTTTCGATGGCACAGCCGTATTTAATGCAATTAAGCAGCACAAAGCGAAGACGGTCTCCCACATAGACGGGCTCGCCGCCTCTATCTCTTCTGTGATTGCTCTTGCCTCCGATGAAGTACGCATGGCCGAGAATGCTTTTCTAATGATTCACGATCCGTGGTCGATGGTGATTGGGAATGCAGACATTATGCGTGAAGAGGCTGATTTGCTGGATAAGATCGGCGGAACGATTGCGAAGTCGTATATGGACAAGACTGGGAAAGACGCCAAAGAAATCAAGAAATTAATGGCAGCCGAAACATGGATGACAGCCGATGAAGCCCTCGAAATGGGATTTATCGACGCGATTGATGAGAATGAAGAAGACGAAAAGGCGAAAGCCACATTATTTGATCTGTCTGTTTTCGCTAACGTGCCAGACACACTAATGAAGATGGAAGCAAAGAAAGACCTTAATGAGCGTGATTTAGAGAAAGTCCTGCGAGAGGCAGGAGGTTGTTCTCGAAGTCAGGCTAAGGAAATATTGGCTAAAGGGTTTGCCGCTATTCAGGATGTGCGAGATGCCCAAACTGAAAGCGATGGTCAGGATGTGCGAGATGCCCAAACTGAAGAAACCCCTCTGCGAGATGCCGAGCCAGCCGAAGACCATGCGATTACCGAAGGAAGCACAGAATATCTATTAATGCAGGCCGAAATAATGGCCCCAACAGGATAAGGAGGACTTTTGAGATGAAAACTGTAACACAATACAGAGAAGATATCGCCAGTCTGATGAAGAAAATCGGTGATATTGATGCAAAGTGTATCGCAGAAAACCGCGATCCGACCGAGGAAGAAACGGCTCTAAAGAGCGAAATGATGAACAAGATCGACAAAACCCGAATAGATGTGGATGCGCTGGTACGCCAGGAAAAGATGGTTGCAGAATTGAGCGCACCGATATCCGCACCTGAAACCAAGCCTGCCCCACAGAATAGCAAAGGCAGTGGGATTGTAGTCCGAGATAAGGATCGGTTTGCCACTCTCGGCGAACAGTTGAGTGCCGTTATAAACGCCGGGAAACCAGGCGGGATGGTTGACCCTCGGTTGAGGAATCAGGGTGTAATCCAAAATGCAGCCACTGGCTTGAATGAAACCGTACCCAGTGAAGGAGGGTTTCTTGTTCAGACTGACTTTAGTTCTGAACTTCTGGAACAGGTAATCGCAACGGGGCTTCTGGCTGCAAAGTGCAAGCGCATTCAGATTTCTGGGAATTCCAACGGGATCAAGTTGAATGGCGTTGACGAAACCTCCAGAGCATCGGCTACTTGGGGTGGCATTCAGGTTTACATGAAAGACGAGGCCGCCGCTGCAATTGCGAGTAAGCCGACATTCAGGGAAATCGAGCTTAATCTCCATAAAATGATCGGAGTGTGCTACCTCACTGAGGAATTGATGGCTGATACTGTGGCCCTGGCGGGTTGGGTTACGCAGGGCTTCGTTCAGGCCTTTGGTTTTAAGACTGATGATCTAATTGTCAGAGGTACGGGCGCTGGACAGCCTATGGGCATCCTGAATTCAGGGAGTCTGGTATCAGTTGCCAAGGAAACCGGGCAGACCAAAGAGACTATTTTGGCAGAGAATGTAATCAAGATGTATTCGCGCATGTTCGCAGGATCTTTAACGAGCGCCGAATGGTACATCAACCAGAACATTTTGCCGCAGCTTTTAACCATGTCCCTTGCAGTTGGGGTTGGTGGAGTACCGGTGTACCTGCCGCCAGGGAACACTCTGTCAAATGCTCCAGGTGGAGCGCTTCTCGGAAGGCCAGTAAATCCCATTGAGCAGGCATCGACCCTTGGAACTTTGGGCGATATTATGTTTGCCGATCTGAGCAACGGGTATCTTCTTGCGGAGAAAGGCGGAATAAGGCAGGAAACCTCCATTCATGTGCAATTTTTACAGGACGAGGAAGTCCTGAAATTCGTGGTTCGGCTGGATGGACAAACGGTTAGAGCGAGTGCATTAACGCCATACAAGGGCGGGTCCACATCAACTCAGTCGCACGTAGTCGCCCTTGCAACTCGTGCATAATGCGATTTAACCATTTAATTTAACTTGACATTTAACCGCCTCTTTTAAACCCCAAGTAATCATCAATTAATTACTTGGGATTATAGCAAAGAGGCGGTTAATCAAAACATTTCAGTAATTTAAAAGGAGGACGTTATTATGACTATGAAATTTTCACCAGAAACATTCCCGACCATTGAATGCCATGAGCCGGTCTTGAGTAATGCGATCGCTGCAACTTGTCGGCCCATTTACCTTGGGAACGCCGATGGTGTGTGGCTTATGATGCACGAGGATTACGCCGTTGATGGAACCCAGCTTGTTTTGACATTCAGAGAGGGTGCAACGGAAGCGATTGCCTTGGCTGGAACCTATGCTGTCACGGCTACCTGGGGCGGGTGGAAGAATATCACCGCACAGACCAGCGATGTGTGGACGGCATTGACCGCCGCTGCTACCTTCACCTTGGATGGAGAGGCGGGTGGTAACAACTGCATGTGGGCGTTTTATGTTCCCTCCATCATGCTCACAGACGGGTACGATTGGCTGCACCCGACCTTTGCCGATGGTAATGGTGGTAATTATGTCAGTGCTATGTATATCCTGGACGGTTTCAGATACAAGCAGGCTACACCTCCCACCGCGATGTAAACCGATAACCATGGCGGGCTGAAATATGCCCGCCTAACTATAAACCTGGGTGGTCTGGAAAGATGACCATGCCATTATCCAAAGGAGGATAAAAATATGGCGAACTATAACCCAAGCACGATTGCAAGAATTGCTGACATTAATTATGGACTGCGGGTTGATACAGCCGTTCTGGCCGCTACAGGCTGGGGCGGAATAGCGGTTTGGCCGTTATTTACCGTTGTCAATGGGAGAGTTCTGGTTAATCAAATTGTCGGGGAAATCACAACCGTTCTGCCGACGCTTGCCACATTGGTAAAGTATTATTTCACGCCAACCGGGGGGGCACAGGTTGACCTTAGTGCTATTTCTTTGACTGTTTCAGATTTAGCAGTAGGCATACGTATTTTAGCAGCAGGAACCATCGGAGGTGCAACCACATTCAGCGGTATTGGGGCATCAATGGCGCAACCGACACCCTACATAGTTGGTCAAGTCGGAGTCGGCGGAGCGCTTGGCATTGAATCCACGACTATAGCGTTGACTTCAGGGGCAGCAAAGTTTTCTGTCTGGTATGTACCGCTTGATGACGGTGCCTATATAGAAGCTGCATAAGGGAGGTAGGCTATGACCGTGCAACTTGTCACAACCATTCAAAGGTGGAATTGGTGGGATGGAGATACGAAGCCCACTGATCCACCGGAGGGTTCAACCGGGTACGAAGTCAACACAGGTGTAAGATGGATTTACCATGACGGAAACTGGGTTGAGGATATCTCGTTAATCTATGCGCTTACAGAAGCGTTACCATAACGGAGGATTTTAAAATGCAAGCAGAAGCAAGAGTGGGTGCGATTTCAGCATCCAGTGGGAGCGTAAATCCACTACGGACGAATGAGGAAGGTGCTCTCGTAACACAGTGCGGGGGCGGAAAGTATTATGAGGCGACAAAGAACGCTCAGGTTTACGTGGTCGCAAATCAGGCGGCGGTGGCGCTCACAGCATTGTACGCAACTCCATACACGGGCCTTTTGATAGCCAACCCGCCAGCTTCAACAAAAAATCTGGTTATGTTGCGATTCGGATATACCTTCACCGTTTTGGCACCGACAGCCGCTACATGGATTGGGTTGATGACTGGATCTGCTCCGACGACCGCCCTTGTCAGTACGATTGACACAAGGAATCGCTTAAAGGGTGGCGCCGCAGGCGTAGGTATCGCCTTAGATGCCGCTGTCTTGACTGGGGGTATCCCGGTACTTGAACAGGTGTTTGGAATGTATGGCACAGGGGCGACAAACCTATTCACCCAAGGCCCATTTGGTGACATCGATCTTGACGGTTCGTTGATTCTGGCTCCTGGTTATTATGTGGCTGCATGTAGTTTTGCGGCAAACACGGCCAGCGCGGAATTTTCATTTATGTGGCAGGAAGTGGATGCCTAAATAGTGGGCCGGTCATTATGACGGCCTGACTATAAAGGACAATTGGGGGTGTTAGCGTCCAGGGATATGTGGAACAGAGGTAAACCATGCAAGTGATTTTAAACACGGCTTCAGTGTTATATCCAATTACTTTGGCATCTCTCAAGCTCCATCTTCGTGTAGACAGCGGGTCATTTTCTGATAATGTGGATGAAAGTCAGAGTCTTGTGCCAGACGTTTACGCAATCCAAAACAATTACACCACGCATGTAGGAGATGGAATCGATGTACTCGGTTATACCGCCCTTGTGGTTCTCAACTCAGGGACCAATGGTGCGACCGGGACCGTTGATGTGAAGGTCCAAGAGTCAGATGATGATATCACCTATACCGATTGGCCCACGGGAGCCTTCACGCAGGTTACAACGGTCAATGACAATGCAGTACAAGAAATCGCTTATACCGGCGTGAAGCAATACGTGAGGACAGTTGCAAAGGTCTTGCTGGCAACTTGTGAATTCGCCACAACGGTTATCCGACTGACCGCGACAACGGTTGAAGACGACCTGCTAAACAATATCATCAAATCAGCGCGGGACTACGTTGAGGACATCACCCGCAGAACATTATTGACAGCAACTTGGGAGTATTACCTTGACGAATGGCCGGCGGGTGACAGGATCAAGCTACCCTTCGGGAACCTTCAAACGACAAGCCTTGCCGTGTCATATGATGAAGTGGATTCGGACGGGAATAAAAGCACCGAAACCATGACGCTGACCACGGATTACCTGATCGAAACGTCCGGTTCCCAATGTGGAAGCATAGTCTTGTCATACGGAGAAACCTGGCCATCATTCACCCGCTGGCCCACGAAGCCGATCAAGATCCAGTTTCAGGCGGGGTGGACGACTGCGGCCTTAGTACCATACAAGATAAAAGCCGCATGTCTGCTCATTGCTGGCGACTTATATACCAACAGAGAAGCGCAGGTAATGAGTAGCCAGTCATATAGGCAAAACGAGACTGTGATGCGGCTTCTTGCGAGTGCCAGACTTTGGGATGAGTTTCGATGACAGTAAAAGAATTAATAGAAAAGTTGAAGGATTGCAACCCTGACGATTATGTATATCGGGGCGATTCCGAATATGATGAATGTGCTGTTACGGAAATTGAAACAACTAACGGAACAGTCTATATTTATTAACATTTGGGGCTGGAGACGACGAAGGAAATCATTATTAATCAATGGCCAATTAACTTTCATGATTTCCTTAGAGTGACGCGCCTCCTGTATCCCCCAAGCGATATCCCGGGACATCGACAAGGGTTAATCACTCCAATGAAAATATTAGTATTTTAAAAGTGAAAAGTCAAGATAAATTTTAAACAACTTGGAGATAGGGGCATCCCCTTCTCTGCCCTGAACGCCGCTACCCCCTGGCGGTTTCTCCAAGCCACCATAGGGGGAGAGGGTTTTTTGATGTTTTTAGACTTTATAAACTGGGTAATCAACTTTGAAATCAGATTTTTGGATGTGGTTTTCTGGACTTATATTTCTGTAATGGTTTGGATAATATGCCGATCGGTGACTTAATGCAACAGCAAGCCCTACCCATATTCCCGACGCCGAGTATTGAGTTGATACGCGGGTATTGCCGTTATTATAGCGGCTATTTGGTGGATTGATAAATGCCTATAGGGGATCTCAATAAAAGGATTACATTACAGCATACCACTAAGGTCAGTGACGGTATGGGAAATTTTACTACTGTCTGGCACGACACGGCCACCGTTTTCGCAGCTATTTGGCCCCTGTCAGCAACCGAGCGCATAATGTCAAAACAGTTATCTGGCGAACTTACACACCGTATACGTATCAGATACCGGCGCGGCATAAGAACATCACACAGAATTAAGTTTGGAAACCGTTATTTCAATATTGACGGACCGCCGATTAACCCGAATGAGAAAAATGAGTATCTTGACATCATGTGCAAAGAGGCAGTTTGATGAAGAATTTGACGGAAGCAATATGGGGGGAATTATCAGGTAGCGCATTATCGGCCCGCATCCAAAATAGGATGTTTAAGGGCCAAGCACCTGAAGGAACTACTTACCCTTACGCCGTATTTTTCGTGGTAACGGATGTACCAGAGCATACATTTACGGAAGATTTTGAAAATGTGGTCGTACAGTTTTCTCTCTTTTCCTCGGCGTCGGGAACGGAACAAATTGAAGATATGTATGCAGATTTACTAACCCTTTATGATGAGAATGATTTTTCCATAGAAGAAGAAGACCTGATATGGATGCGAGAGTCCAATACTGCATTCCTGGTAGAGGATCACACCACACCCACAGGAACACAAAGGATTTGGGCGTATCATGTGTCATTTGACGTAAAAACATTAAACGAGCCCTATGCTGTTGTCTGGATGGATACACCGGATGTTATTTTTGAAGATACCACGGGTGTTGAATTTAGGAACCGGTCGTGAAGGATTTAACCACAGCGATATGGGGACAATTATTAGGCAGTGATTTAAGTGATCGTATATCTTCAAGGCTTTATAAAGGGCAGGTGCCAGACGGTGCAAGTTATCCATATGCGGTTTATTCAATATCTTCAATCACATCGAACCGGAATTTTACCGAGCATTATAAAGATGTTATTGTGCAATTTAGCCTTTTTAGCTCGGCATCGGGAACCACGGAGATTGAAAATTGTTACACAGACCTGAAAACTTTATACGATGAGAAACAGTTTATAGTCACCGGATCAACCCTTGTGTGGATGCGAAGGATAAGTGCTGCATTTATCGTTGAGGACCATGTTACGCCCACAGGAACGGTGAGGGTTTGGGCGTATCATGTGGATTTTGAAGTGTTGACCAGCTTGGATTAAACGATGATACCAATGCCCCAAATAGTTTATTTACAGACCATGACAGCCTGCAACGGTCATTGTAGGTATTGCCCATTTGACGATATTTACAAGGGCAAGACAGAAAAGAAGATGTCTTTTGCCTGTTACAAAACGATAATCGAATGGCTGAAGGATAACAATTATAAAAGCCGGATTGGATACCTCCTTCATTATGAGCCTACAATGGATTCACGTTTAGGCAAGTGGATTGAATATGCCAGGGAGATGTTGCCAGGCATATCCCTTGAGATAGCCACTAATGGAATTATTGACGCCCCGATTTTGAAAAAATTCGATAGGGTTGATTGTGCCCCGGCGGGGTCTTTAAAGGTCGCAACATCCAGGGCCGGGAATTGTAAGGCTACGCCGGAGACAATACAGAGAAAGCGGCTAATAGAACCCCCCTGTGCTGTGCCATCATGGACCATGCCAATTGCTGCCAATGGGAATGTCCTATTGTGCTGCCAGGATTGGCGGCATGAGGTTGTGGTTGGTACGTGGAAGGATTTATCAGCGGCAAGGAGTAAGCAATTATATTACGCTGAAAAGGCTCAGAAATTAGAGCTTGAAATCTGCCAGGACTGTATGGCAGGGAAAACGGTTGAAGAAGTTGGGGAACGGTTAGGAAAACGGACACCATGAAAATTACAGTCTTTACTATTGCTTACAACGGATACGGAGTATTTATTCCACGCTGGTTGAAGAGCATACATTCGCAAACCTACCCATCCTATGAGATCATCATTGTTTTAGGACGCGACCACGGGTTAAAAGATATCCCTGGGGGTGCGAAAATCTTATACCACGATCAATCTGCAACAATGGGATTCCTTCGTAATTTGGCAATAGATGCGGCCACTGGTGATTATATGTTCTATTTTTCAGCCGATGACATATTACTCGGAAATGCTTTACGGGAGATTAGTAACGTAAACGCTGACATTATTGCGCTCCGTTATTATAAAGAACATGAGGTGCATGTTACACCAGAAATAATGGCTGAAAAATTGGGGGAATGGGAAACACTTTATACCGATTGTTGCGGATATATGGCTTTTAAAAAAGGCTTGCGATATGAAGATACTGATTGGCCTAATTATCCATTATTGTTTCAGGCGTATATGGAAGGATACACATTCAGGAGAACAAAAGAGCCTGGAGCGGTTTATATAAAGCGGCATGGTGGCCATGGTCGGGTATTTGCAAACAATGTTCAAGGGACCGGTGAAATAATGAAATACCTTGTGCAATATGGGCTTATAACTGAATGAAAATTTTGATTACAGCATATTATGTGAACGGTGAAGGCGGATCGGGACGGTTTATGCGATGCCTTTCGTACACTTTGGCTGATATGGGCCACGAAGTGATGGTCTCTTCGGAACCAGAGGAAGTCCTTGACCGGGAATACGACTTGATTATTTGCAGTCATTTCCTTCACAGGATCAAAGGAAACCCAGCACCTAAAATATGTATATCGCACGGGATAGTTGACAATGAATGGATTTACCCCGGTGCCCAGAAATATGTGTCGATAAGTGAAGAAGTAAAAGCTCACAACCTGAAATATGGGATACTCAGCGAGGTAATCGGGCAACCTATTGTGATAGGAGAGCAGAAGAGGCCTGGGGAGTTTTTGGAAAAGATCCTGGTCATCAGAAGACATGAAAACGACCCGTGTCCGTTTAAGTTCCTGGGTGAAATAGAGACAGTGGGGCGTTATTATGAGCTTCGATATAGCGACCCAGAAATACCGATTGAAGATCAAATAGAGTGGGCGGATCTTTGTATTACACTTGGCAGGGGGGCCCTGGAATCAATGGCGCAAGGCAAGCCGGTCTTGGTTGCTGATAATCGGGATTATATGGGCGCAATAGGAGATGGATACATCACGCAAGAGAACATAAACGAGATTGCAAAGCACAACTTCTCAGGCAGGCGATATAATATCCCATTAACCCGAGATTGGATAGAAGGCGAACTTAACAAATATAACCAGGATGATTCGGATTTTCTTTATGGGTACGTTACTAAAAACCACGAAGCCAAACAAATAGCAAGGGGGTATTTGAAAATGGTAGGACCAGGACAGGAAAAGAAGGAAGCTCAAAAGGGGTTGCTCTCTATTGTCATACCGATCTGGAACCAGCATACCATGACTAATGACTGTATCCAGGCAATTATGGAGAATACGGAAGCTGGAACCTATGAAATTATTTGCATTGACAACGGATCAGACCCACCATACAAACCGCCGTTTTCAGGATTCAACGAGACTCGGATAATTCGCAATAAAGATAATAAAGGCTTCCCGATTGCGGCAAACCAGGGGATCAGGGATGCAAAAGGGGACGTGATTTGTCTGTTTAACAACGATATCTTTGTTACACCAGGATGGGCAGAACGGCTTTTAGCCTGGTTGGACGAATTTGACATTGTAGCACCTATGACAAACTACAGTGCCGGGGTGCAGCAGACAGTTATTTCATCTTATCAAACAACGGAAGAATTGGCCGAGGCCGCAGAACAATTCAGTGAAGAAAATGAGGGCCGGGCTCATAACGTTAATTTTGCAACGATTTCCATGTTCATTAAGAGGGAGATCTTTGACGACATCGGGTACCTTGATGAAACATTGTGGCCGAGCAGTGGTGAGGAC